CGACCAAGTGATTGCACTTGTGGGGATTGAAAAGCTAGTGCCATTAGCAACCGATTGAAAATACGGAGTCAGGGGTTGCCCCTGCCCCACATAAAGTAGGGCAGGAGCGTTCAAGACATCCGACGGAGCATAATTAGATGGGTTCATCGGATTATTGTTTTATCGGTTAGATAGGCTGGCTAACAACGCTGGAACAGACGTAGCAATCAGGGGTGTATTGCGGCGTATAGTTCGTGGACAGGGTGCAAGGCGCAGGGATAATCAGACGGCTGGTATTGAGCCTGTGAAGGATCGAATGCATCAGGGTCGGATCTTGGAACTGCATACCCATACGGAACTGGTTCCAGAAGAAGCCTTGGTCACGCTTGATATTGCATTCCCAATCGGGGTTCTTCCATTGCCAATCACCAGCATAGTTCTGCGTCATGCCTTGGGCTTCACCAATTCCGCTTTGGGAGGGGCTGATCCACTTGATCATAGCCTTGTTAACCCAAGGGTTAGTGATACCAAAGTCGGCATTGTTGTATTCGGGGTTCTGCACATACTTGCAACCAAGCTCGGTGGTAACAGGCACATAAGGAAGAACACGAACCAGACGAGGCCAAGTGTCAGGATTGTTGGCGTTGAAGGCTGAAAGGGCCGCATTATAAGCCCAATCAACTTTCAGACGGACACCATTGATGTCGTTGCAGAAAGCGTAGTTTCCGATAACACGATCAATACCAAGGGAGTATTGAAGTTGCTTGTCATCGAAATCGCTAACGCTCTCCCACCATCCACCGGATTGCTTGGCATACTGCCAGAGTTGACGGAGAACACGGCTATCGGGAACGATAACCTCAAGCAGAGGGCGACCAGCGGCTTCGCTTACGTCGAGACGATAGGCATCATCTTCACGCTGAAGGTTGATGAGGATGTCATCAAGCGTATCAAGCGAGAGAAGACCAATGTTTCCAAGCTGGGAAGCGGGGAGTTTAACATAGACATAGCCCATGTTGAAGCTACCCTCGTTCGTTCCCTCAAAGGGCTGAACAATGAACATCTGATCGTCTTGAGCAACGCAAGAGACAAGGCTCTGACCATCGCTGATGGGACACCACTTGTGACCAGCACCTCCGATCCATTGTGAGCGAGAAAACTCCTCATGGACGTTCTTGGTGATGTTGACATTGGTAGCCATGATATGATCCATCTCTTCCTGTGGGAACAGACGATACATGAAATCGGTAAGCTGATACCAATCGGTACGCATTGCCTTGGTGAAAAGGCTGAACGAGTAGCTTTCCGTACCGGGGTGGGCGATTGTCTCAAACTGAATATCATCAGCATTTTGGACGCAACGACCACTCTGGACTTCCTGCCAAGGTTGATCGGGGTTGTACCATCCACGACCAAAGCGGAATGCCTTTTGGGTCGGGAGGGTGTTCAGAGGCCAAGTCTCGGTTTCAAGACGACCATAGTAGATGGAGTTAATCGCCATCTTCTTGATGAAGAAGGGATTGTAGTATGTCCTAGCCTCACGAAAGAGCGTATCAACGTCTTGGCATGAGGAGAACGTAATGCCATTCTGTGCCATATAATTAAGTGTTTTGGGTTTTGTTTATGTCCCAAAAAGGATCGCTCCCTTTTAGAACACGATTATGTGTTTAGGGTTTGCGATCTGGCAACCATCGCTGATGGTTTTGATCACCCCACTATTCTTAAGTTTGACGATCCGCTTATTATTTAATGTGGGTCGCTATCCCACTCATCGCTTCCACCAAGAACAGTCGGCTAATCAAAACCAACTAATCCAGAGTTATACTGTCAACGGACTATTAATGTGTTTTTAATAATCCGTCAACAGAAAAGTTTATTTATTTTGAAACTTCCGAAACAAAGCCGCAGGAGTTCTTTCCTCAACTTCATTTGCTTTGCCAGCAGAAGAAGAGCCAATAGTTCCATCTCCTGTAGAAGAACCACGCATTTTGCGAATGGTTTCATTTAATTCAGAAACTTGTTTCTCAAGCGCAAAGGTATAAGCCTTTTGTTTTTTAAACTTTGCTCCCTGTTGAAGAACACGGGTAATTTGTTCTGGAGCATAATTGCTATTCTCCCGCAATGCCGCTTCAGCAATCATCTCATCTTCTGATGTATCATCATCAATTTGTTGTGATGCAATAATTTTGGCAATTTCTTCTGGATACTTAATTGCCTCATCAAGCATTTGTTTGGCTTGAGAAAAAGCATCCTGCCAACGCTTTCCTACTTGCGACCTTGTAGCATGGGCCTTGCGAGTATTTTCCTCATCAATCCTAGCCTTGGTATTTTGCCAATCATTGAGTGCAGAGTTTCTTGCCTCAATTTTTGCCATGACATCATAAGCCGTATTTTGGAACTTGGCTTGCTCCATTGGAGAAAGATTTTCGTAAATTGCATTTAGGGTTGTTTTGGAAATCTCACGCTGTCTTGATTTTTCCGCTGGGTCTTCACTACGAAGGGAAACCTCATAAGCGGCAATAGCTTTTTCAAATTCAGTAACGGAGAACTGATCCTCACCAACAATCATTTTAACTTGATTGTATCCATTAAGAATTGGCGCATCATAATCCCTTTTAAAGTTTGGATCAGCAGGAAGATTTAGCAAAGCATTGGCTTGACGAAGATTTTCAAGATCCGACATGAGCGCGGTTTCCCTTTCTTGCCTTTCTTTTACTGCCTCTTCAAGCTCCTTGCGTAGCTTCTCCATTTCCTTCTTTGTTCCTCCATCGTCAATTTTGGAACGAAGATCCTCAATTTCCTTTTCGTATTCTGGAATCTTTTCTACACGGGCCTTTAGTTCAGCCGCTTCTTTTGAAAGTTGTTCATTGGTTTGCTTGAGAGATTTAATATAACCACCTTTTTTCTCGTCCTCTACAGAAGAGGCTTTGATTTCTTGTTCTGGTCTATTCTCTTCAGCCTCACGCTTGGTTTGCTTTTCTTCATCAATCTTTTCCTGATATTGTGAAGAATCTTGATTTAGTTTTTCAGCAAACTTCTTAAAAAGGTCTGAAGGGTTTCCCTTTGGTGCATCCTTAATGTCACCTTTAAAAAAGCTATCTGCCTGTTTAATTGCGGCATCTCTTGCGGCTTTGTCAGCTACCGAAGCTGAAGTAAGATCGTTAGTTTGCGTGGTTTCTACAACGGCGGTTTCAGACATATTTGTGTGGTTATTTGTGGTTACTTGCGAAGAGCAATCTCTTCATTGGTCAAAGAATCATCAAGATCAGGATCAAGGTCAAGATCATGCGTGGTTATCTTCTCAATAATTTTTCTAGGATTTTCAGAAGCATGGAATGAATTATCTTCTGCTTCCAATGCATAATCCTGCAACATTTTGAATACTGCCACAACTGTAGAGTGATCGTTTTTTACAAGATCCTCGTAAATTGCTGTTTTAAGTTCGCTATATCTACGATCATTGATAATTGCGGCGGCTAGGTTAAGCGTGTTTTTGTCTGCCATATTATAGTTCGGGTTGCGGGTTGCTTGGTTCTGACATTCCTACTGGACTTTGCATTTCTTGGTTATTTTTGTTTTGCAAAATCTGTGCATCTTGTGCGGCTTTTGCCCTGCGAATTTGAATCTCATTGGCGGCTTTTGCCCTCTTTGTAGCAAGATCAGTAGATGCTCTTTCCATTGATGTTGCCTCACGGAGATGGGCTTTATTTGCCAATGCCGCCAGTTTAATATCTTCTTTTTTCTTTAAGCTGTCAGTTTGGATAGCTTCTTTAGCAACCATAGCTTGTAGCTTGATTGTATGAGGGTCTTGCATTCCTTGATTACCCTGTTGTTGTTTGGCTTGAGCCATTTGTGCAACTTGGCTACCAAGTTCATCCACGCCACGCTGAAGCATTTGCATTTGTTGTGCATATTGCTTTGCCATTTCTTTTTTGGTTGGATCTCTTTCGATAAATCCAAGGTGTGCAATAAGATGCGGCCCTTTGAACCTCATAAGTGTAGCATAAATATCACGAAGCAATTCAAATGCCTCATCATCAACGGATGATTGCGCCTGTTGGCTATTCATTGCATTTTGTGCAACTGGCGAGGCTTGCATTGCCTGTTGAGCTTCCTGCAACGAAACCATTGCATCTTGAATGTGACCATTAAAGTGTTCAATATGGTTTTGATCGGGATACACACGGAAGTTTGCAGGGTTTCCTTTTGGATCAGTCATTCCAATGTTCTCCATAGAAATAATTCCTTGTTCATCGGGAATCTTAACTTGGCTTTGCTGGACGTAACGATTCACGTTTTGGCGACCATTGAGTGCGGCAATAGCATCAGCAATTGCATTTGCTTGACCTTCATTTGCTGGAGTCATTCCAGTAAGTGAAACTGTTTGTTGAGCCGCCATGAGCTTATAAGATGGGCTTCCAGAGCCAGCAAGCATATTGCTTTCTAGGTTTTCAATATTCTCCCACTTCCACGCTTCTTTCGGAACTCCATTTTGATTCATGAACTCTACAAATTGTTCTTTCATCTTATAACCATTACCACCTTTTGTGGTATTGCTCATTCTCTTATAGAGCATTCTCAACCAACGTGTCTGGTTATCATTAAACCTACGGATTTGGGTTCCTTGGAGTTTTGCAGATTCAGCGGCATCAAGTTCTGCTTCACCCTTTGTCCTTTGTTTCCCACCCTTATTCGCCATGCCGATATTGTAAGCACCAATGCCACGATAAAGATCAGCTTGATAAAACTGAATACCAGCAAGAATTTCTTGGAATGGAATACTAATAGATACTTGCATGGGTTCAACGTCTTGAGGCAAAATCATCCAAGGTTGCCATTCCATCTGTTTAAGTTTTTTGGTTGCTTCAGCAGTACCACCCTTAAACATCAGGCGAGTATTCCAATCTACCGCATCCATAAAGCGGTTCATGTGGATGTCATACGCGCGGCATTGGATAAAGATAGATTCAGCTAGTCCTTGAATCTCATGCCAGATTCCGCTACCAGCAGAATCGGTCATGGGAGCAATGATGTCATTCCATCCATCTCCATCTTTTTCTACCCAATCTTTGCGATAGTATAGGAATCCTGTTTGATCCCTGTATTCTTCTTCAGTCAGATCCTTGCGACCATTTTCTTTATATCCAAGCACAAGACCTCCATAATTTTGCAGGAGAAGCATTTTGGAAATGGAGCCGTTAAACTCCATGATATACAACTCATAAAGTTCAATGCGAAGAGTATAAAGACGTGATAGGTTTAGGTTGCCGCTAGATACATCACGCAACCACTCCGTATTGGTGTAAGTATTGCGATAGTTTGTGGTGAACATCCGAAGGGAATCAACACAAGCCCAAAAGTTCCAACCCATATCCGTAGCATATTTTTGTGCCTTATCAGGATCTTCCTCCCCACCAGTAATCTTGAGCCAGAACTCAAGGGGGGTGTAGCTACGTTTAATGCAAATCTCGCCCAAGTTCGTGAGATCAGCATACGTTTTATCTGGAATTAGCACATTGGAGTTATGAAAACTTTTTGTGGGCCAACCATCCCTATCTTCTGCAATCTCAAAGCCTTTTCCAAACAGGGTCATTTCCTCCACATCAAGTTCTACATTGTAATTGTAGCTATTCCATGAACGAAGCATCCTATCAAAGCCAACACTAATAATGTCGCTCCATTGTTTCTTTTCCGTGGGGTTGCCAATTTTTGTAGTAATATTTGCGGCAGTATTGCGCTCCATAACCATGTCAACAAACGATGACTTTTGGTTATCAACAATAAATTTCATTTGTCGGAATGGAACATTGCTCATTCCCGAAAGCTGACGAGACGCTACTTGGCTATAATCAGTAGGGGGAAACCCTTTGTAGCATTTGTAAATGCGACCCCACTTGCGTTCACGACCAGCATTATCTAGTCGCAAGTTCCAGCAAATTGTAAATGCATCATTGGCGGTTTGGACACGGCTTGTTGGTGCAACACCATTGGAGTTAATGGTATTAAATCCCCAAGAGGAAACACCTTCACGATTTACAATTTTTTTGGTTTTAGCCATTTTATCCGAGTGCTTGGTTCATTGCTTGTCTGCGCTTTTGACAGGAGGTACATCCTTTTGCCGCTTGCTCAAGGTTTGATTTAACCCCAAGACTTGCGGCTACACGATCTCCCAAATTTGCAAATGTATGAATTACATTGGCTACTTTGTCTCCAGCTTCTTGCCAACAATATTGACTTCCAATCCTATTACAGATTTGTTGTTCAATCAAGTAATCTAAATTATCAGGAACAGAAACATTGTTTACCATCATGTCACTTGAAACCTTTTGTAAAAAAGATCGACCAAAAGGAAGATCCATTCCGTTGACACGATAAGTATTACCTTGATCGTCGTTATATTGATACCAGAGTCCTCCGGGGATTGATCCGTTTTTATCTTTGAGTCTCATGCAGTTCAAATGCTTGTATTAATTTATAAAATAAGTCAATAGTAATTGTGCATGAATTATAAAAACCTTTGTTTGGATGTTCCACAGGATACAGATTACGGAATACCATTCTTCAAAAACCAACATCAATTTGTTCGGGAATTAATTGCATATAGATTAACCCGTGGAGAGTTTGGAAGGCGTGAGCGAATCAAAATGGGAATTAAGTTGGATGAATGCGGATTGCTTAACCCTGCACAACACATGGTTAATTGCTTCCAGTTGATTTATGGCAATGATGTTTTGCTCCACTCTCAAGGGATCGCAAACAATTATGCTTTGGACATTATAGATTTGTTCTGCAATGAAAACGATTGGGGCATTGCTGGTTGTGCATCTAGCGGTAAAACCTTTTCTGTTGCGGCTTGCATCATTATTGATTGGCTTTGCGCCCCTGATTTTACTTCAACCTATGTGGCATCTACATCTTTGGACGCTTCCGAAGACCGATTGTGGGGTAAGGTTTGTACTCTTTACCGCATTGCTATGCGTAACCTACAGGCTAAATACGGAAAAGATGCCTCTATTGGCAACCTTGTGGAGTATCGTAGGATGATTGTTTTTGAGTCTATTGACACAAAAGATTCAGAAAGAGACTACACAAATGCTATCAAAGCCTTGGCTTTCCCTAAAGGAGGTGAGGGAAAACGCTCTGTTGAGAACACAAGAGGGCGCAAAAATGCTCGTATGCGCTTGTTTTTGGATGAATTGGCAGAAATGGATTTATATGCCCTAGATACCCGTGTAAACCTTGGGGCAAATCCAGATTTTATCTTTGGAGGCATGGCAAATCCTTCTTCAACAGCAAATAACCCCCATACTGAACTTTGCCAACCAGATCACCCCTTGGAATGGGAGTCCGTAAATCGCTATACACACAAGTGGACAACGAGAACGGGCGTTGCGCTTCACCTTTCTGGTGAAGACAGCCCTAATTTCCAAGTTCCTGATGCAGAAATCCCGCCATTTGATCGGTTTTTGACCATTCAAGGTGAAGCGGCTACCCTAAAACGATGCTATGGCAACAAAAATGCTCTAGAGTATTGGCGAAATGTCTATGGATGGTGGCCCGATTCATCTGTAGAACTGACAATCTTCTCAAAACAGTTCATCCAAGGATGCGACATCAATTGGGAGCCAGTTTGGAGTGGTAAAACAAAGGTTGTTTGCGGTTTTGACCCTGCATTTACCGCAGGAGGAGACAGATGTGCGGCTACATTTTGCCGCTTTGGGCCAAACGATACTGGCAGAAACCTTGGATATTACCTTGGAACTAGAGAATACAATAGTTCAGTAGGAGAGGTGTTTGAAGAAAGTATTGCAATACAAGTAGTTAGAGATTGTCTTGAGTATGGAGTCCATCCAAGGGACTTTGGATTGGATATATCTGGTGACGGCGGCAAAATGATGAGGGCAATCATCATTGAATGGAGTAAATATAATCCAGAAGCCATGTTTGTGTTCCCTATTTCATCTATGGGGATGCCTACAGAGCGCAAAATCAGCAACCTAGATCAGCGAACTTGCAAGGAAGCGTATGATCGCTTGGTTACGGAGTATTGGTTTGCTGTTCATACTGCCATGTCAACTCGCTCTTTGGTTGGCATAGACGTTGAAAGGCATTCCCAAGTAGTCAATGAACTTTGTTCTAGGCTTTACTCACACAAGGGCAGAAAGGTTTCTGTTGAGAAAAAACTCGACATGAAACAGCGGTTGAAGAAATCACCCGATTTGGCTGATTCTTTTACCTATGCTGTTCAAATGCTCCGAAGAGCAGGACTTGAATTCAATTTTGAAGAAGAGGCTGAATCCTTGGACATTTTGGAGATTCGGGATTTTGAAAATCGTTTGATCCATTCAAAGGGAGATACGGAAGAAGCGGCAATGGAAGAAGATTGGGGATATGGGGGTTCCACTCCTGATCCAGATGGTTTTTAAAAAAAGTAGTTGACGGAAATATCATTTTTGATAAATTGGAAAAACTGAATGGTGAAGCATTCAAGAAAGACTTTCCTCAAACAAACGAAAGCCCCGCTGTAGTGCTTCACCACTCGGCGGGGCTTGCCCGTTATAGCAAGTGAGGATGGGTGTGAATGCGTACCACATGATCCAAGAACTCGGCTTTGGAGAACCAAAACTCCATACCCGTAAGAAACGAGGCGAAACACCCTGCTTGCAGATTATCGGTGAGCAGTAGTTTCTTTTCTTTTCTGACAGGCTTTCTCACTTGAGGGTGGGGGGATAAGGGGGGAATTTGCTTTACTCTTTTCTGTTTCTTTAGCCTTATAGTTCCGTGACCAAAATGATAAAACAGATTATAGGCTGGATTGCATTCGTAAACGGATACTGCCCATCATGTTTATCTGATTTAAACACTTGCCATACCCATTCGTGCCATGTATGCAACTTGGCAAGTTGTATTCGTCCCAAACAAATTTGGAAACGATTCATCAATACAAAAAAATAAATTATGAATACAAAAAAAAGCGGAATCCATATTAAGGAAAGTCACAAAGGTCGCTTTACGGCGATCAAGAAAAAAACAGGAAAAACAACATCCGAGTTAAAACACTCCAAGTCTCCCGCTGTGCGAAAGATGGCAACCTTTGCCGCCAATGCCGCCAAGTGGAAACACACGGGCCGTAAGAGCAAGTAATGAAATCAGCAACCATCGCATCCTCAAAACCAAATGCAATTCTCCGATCTGCTAGAGTTGGTTATGGGTCAATTCAAAAACCCAAAGGTAAAAAACCTAAAAAAAAATAAGATGACTCCAGAACAGGATGCTCTTGATATTTGGTCAGAAGCAACTGTGGCTGGATTGGATAAGTATTTTAAAGGAAGCGCAGAACACAAAACCCAGTTCTGGACAGCAGGGGCAGGATGGTATGCTAGGAATCTAAAGGATGAGCAATTGGATCTCATCAGTTACCTTCACCATCTAACGGAAAGGATTAAGCTGATTCAGATGCTTGCAAAAATGATGGAGGATGAAGAAATATCCTTGCGTGATGCATCAAAGTTACTAAAGAATCTAGTTTCTGATAAGCCTCCGCAGGATATAAAAAAACAGTCAAATGATTAAATCAAAACCCCCTGTTGGTGCGGTTGTGGTATCCGATCTCCATTGTGGATCATCTGTTGGTCTTTGGCCCGATGATCATATCACAAGCACAGGCAATAAAGTTAGCCTTGGAAACAATCTTCACCAACAATGGCTATGGCAATGCTGGCAGGACAAAAACAAAAAGATCAAAGGTCACTTTAAAAACGATCCATTTGCACTTTTTATTAATGGCGATTGCATTGAGGGAAGGCATCACGGAACGACGGAAATTGTAGCGGCATTAAACTTTGATCATGCACTTGCGGCTGTTGAATGCCTCAAACCATTGGCTAAAATGGCATCAGTTGTTTACATGACGGCAGGAACAGAATGCCATGTTGGAGATTGGGAAAAGATGATTGCCAAAGAGATTGGGGCAATCTGGCTAGGAGACAAAGGACTCGTTGAAATTAACGGAACCTTGATTGATATTGCCCACCATATGCCGACCAGTTCTAGGGCATACCTTGAAGCAGGGGCAATGTCTATAACGATGGGCAATGCTCGGCAGAATTACTCCCGTGTTGGTCATAGGGTTCCAAAAGTATATTTACGAGGCCATAGACACACGGGCGGTATTTTTAATGATGGATCAGGTATTTTCATGGCAACTCCTGCTTGGCAATTGCTTACAAAATATGGGCACAAAGTAGTAGGAGATTCTATTTGTCGTCCCGGCATTGGCATCCTAGATTGGCGTGGATGTGAAAGCGGTGAACTTCCAGCAACCAAACTAATAACCTATGAGCCGTCAGAAACTAAACCCATCCGAAGCTGAACTTCTATCATCAGCCAATGAAACAATAAAATGGAAAGCGTTCTTTAAAGTAGAAGATGAAATTCCCGAAGGTTGGAGAAGCCGAGAGGAAATACAAAAATTTACAGGACTTGGCCCGTCACAACAAAGGCAGAGATTAAGAGAAAAAGTATTGGCTGGAAAATGCCAAGTAAAAGAATTTAAAGTTTTTAAAGATGGAAAAAAATTAACCATCCCTTATTACTTTATCAATGAATCCTAACGAATTCTATTTGGATATAGACTTTTGGAATGATCATTGCCTCATAGTTTGGCCCGTTAATAAAGAACAAGCAGAAAAATGGTATAGGGAAAAGTTCCCAAATCGTGAACCAGAAACCTTTAATGAACTAGAAGACGCTGATGCAATTTCCTATTGTGGTGATTCTAGGATTATTTTTCTAAAAGAATGGGAAATGAGTGTGGAAAAAATATCCAACCTTGCCCATGAATGCGTCCACATTGCCAACCACATCCTAGTTGATAAAGGCGTAAGGGAAAAGAAGGGTGCTGACGAAGCACTTGCGTATTTCGTCGGCTACTTAATTCGCCACCTTTTAGCGGCTGTTAAGCAAATTGAAGAAAACCCGACTGATGATGAGCGATCAATTGAAGGATAGCCCTGCCGTCTTCAGTAGCGATATGACCCGTACCTTGACATTTCCAACAAGGAACCCCTTGACCCTCATCATAAAAATCACGACCAGTACCACCGCACTCGTCGCAAGATTTCTCAAGCGGATTTAGTTTATTTAGTATGTCTTTCATACAATCCCCCTTCTATGGAATTTTTTATTTTTGTCAATAGTTTTTTTAGTTTGTAAATGAAAACACAAGAAGATTTACTTTTTGAAGCAAAGAGGTTGGCTAATCTTGGTCAAGAATACGGAAGTATTGTTGGTCATCTTGAGCCAGAGAATAGATTGCGACTCAAAGCATACGTTTTGAATATGGATGAAAATATTGCTGTAAAAACAATTTATGGGGCGGTAACATGGAAGGAACGAGTAAATGTTCCCAAAGGTAGAGGAAGACCACGCAAATAATTTAATACCCTTTGGTGTAATGGTAGCACAGGGGACTTTGACTCCCCTAGTCATGGTTCAAGCCCATGAGGGGTAGCCACTTTATTCCAGCATAGCTCAATGGTAGAGCGTTCGCCTGTTAAGCGAATGGTTGTAGGTTCAAATCCTACTGCTGGAGCTTTTTTTATTGCCAGTCATCTAGGAATATTGGATAACTCAATTGCAGTCCAATGTCCCAAGGCTGGCGAGCGAGACTCCAAATCTTGCTGGCTCCGTTCGATTCGGAGGGGCTGTGCCAATTTTTTCGGGGGAATCTTCGGTAAATCCCTGCCCCAAGGACACGCCGAAAGGACTCCAAAAAGCATTATAATCGGGGGAGGCAATGAGGGCTGGATAGATAAACCAGAGCGACCTGATCCTCCTCCGACCCTTTTTGCACACTACACTTGCCGCCTGTATCGTGCAGAGGTTTTGCAAGAACGGCTAGAGTCACGGCTAGAGTTACTCGGTCGGGACTGGGTCGGTATCTGTCCTTTTAAAAGGGACACATTTAAGAGAACCTATCCGTTTAAGGAGGCAACCGCCAATATTAAACAAATCTGTTAAATAGCACCATCGCCCTTCTTAATCCCAAACGTAGCATTCTGCCACATTCTTACTTGGCTAGAATCAAAGTGCTTTATAGACCCATCCTTGCTCAAGCAAACAGTCCATACGTCATTTTCAAACATCCCACCACTCTCTACATAAATAGCATACCCATCACCCATTGGGGTTACCACAGGCATTGGGTTACGGAATTCATGTATCATAAAAAAAGACTAGCAGACATCCTTATCAGGGATGCAGGGGTCACGCACCTACTGCTAGTCATTCGTGATTTTTGACCCCTATTGTTGCGCTTCTATAATAGGCGTTAGGGGCACTATTAAGAAAACCTTACTTTAGGAAGGTCAGCTTGTAAAGCGTGGAATCAATCAACTCGGCAATACCATCCACCAAATTCTGAATCTCACTATCATCTCCCAACACATACCTCTCCTCATCCAACATCACCTTCAAGAAATTTAAATAAACAAGCGCATCAGTATGCTCGCTCAACTCAACCATCTGATCAGGATACTTCACCAACTCCCCATTCCTTCCCTGCCACGCTTCCACAACACTATCCACCAAGTCAGGCATCCCCTCATAAAACTTCTGCAACGCTTTATGCTCCGCATAGTTCCTACTCCTCAAATGCAACACATGACCAATCGTAGCCGCATTCAACAAAGTAATTAATAGTTCGCCTTCATTCATGCCAGCAAACTATCCCAAAACAAATTATCCTGTAAAGCACTTTATTCAACATTCTTTCTACAAGAATCTAAAATAAGAGGAACTTCCCTAATACTGATTTTTTTTGGCTGGGGTATATAGACTACATTACAACGTCAGGCTGGCATGGGTGGGGAGGGGGGCGAGGCGGTAAGAGATTCCTTGGAAAAAGGATTGTTAGATGCCTTCTAAACAGGGGATGATCTCGGCATCAATAACTGGTTTGTCAGTTACAGAATCGGCATTGTTGTTAACCGACTTACCAAAGGCTACAACGAACATAAAGGGATTGTTAGCTTGAGGCTCCCTATCAGCATAAAAGTCACCAGCAATTTTACTATCTAACTCCAAAGCTCTTAACTTATCTACAACCTTTACTTTCCTGCTAACTCCATGCTCGTTAGCAGTCTCACTAACTTCTTGTATTAGGTCAGCATCAGGATTACTAACATCGCACCTAACTGCCCTAGCTAAAAAAGCCCTTTTCTCTTCTAATGACAATGCCATTTTACTAAACTCTTTAGCCTTTAGCTTCTCAAAATAGTTTCTAACTCTGTCAGTTTTCAGCATTCTACATCCTAGACTTCCGTAGTCTTCTGACCTTCCAGAAGTCACGTTATATCCTGCCCTTCTAACAGATTCGGAAATGCTCATTCCCTTGATGACGTGGTTTTCAAGAAATCTCTTTTGTTTAGTGGTTAATGGTCTAGTCATATTGAACTAGGTCTTTTACACTAGATTAGTTACCTGTCAAGTCTCTCCTGTACCATTTATGAGAGGGGCTTTTTCTAGGCATCAGGTGACGATTTAGAAAGTGGCTACAAGGGGCTTGTTCGGGGCTATCCTTTGGGCTTCTATTTTAGTGTCCTACATTGAAATCCGTCAAGCATAATCGTCGTGTTGATGGCATAAAAGTTTTTGAAAGAATGTTGATGGGTGTAGTGTTTAAGCGGTTGCAGGGCTAGAGGCTGATAGAATGGGCTTCTAGGGGTCGTTTTTGGGCTTTCTGGTGAGCGTGTCAAAAAAAAGTTTTAGGGGCTTGGAGCTAGTGTTTAAGCGGGTCTAGGGGCTATTCTTGAAAGATTCTAAAAAAAACTTATAGACAATGATTTGGGTTGTGATAGATTGGTTTCATCGACGGCGAACTGGTGACGATCTCACCCAATGGTTTTCCCGATAGGCTGGACGATGATTCAGCCTTTGTTCTTTGACATTCTAACTTGTTGGTGTAACTGGTTGTCGCCCGAACTGGCTGAAACTTGCTACCATCGCCAATTTCCTGTCAGCTATCCTGACCAGTGGGAAATAGATGGAAAGTACGCATGGAAGCCCCTACTAGGCTCGATTGGTTAGTAAATCCTAGCAAGACGGAGAAAACTCATAAAAGCTGTTTTGATAAATTGCCCCTGATTTAGTTTCGATTAAATCGGGGGCAATAATCAACACATAATGTGATGATGGTAGCCTTACCATTTAAGGTAATTCAAACATAAGGAGATAATATGAGCAAAGAAAAAGTTGACGTATATCAAATCGTAACTGACAGGATCATCGGGATGTTAGAAGATGGTGTTGTACCTTGGAATAAACCTTGGGCAACAGGATCAGACGCACCGATGAATCTAGTCAGTAAGAAAGCCTATCGAGGCGTGAATGTCTGGCTACTCTCCTGTGCTGGCTTTTCCTCACCCTATTGGGTCAGCTATAAGCAAGCCACAGAGTTAGGGGGTCAGGTCAGGAAAGGAGAGAAGTCAACTCCTGTGGTATATTGGAAAATGTTTGAGACGATAGACAAGGATACCAAAGAGAAAAAGGTTATCCCGATGCTACGTTATTATAACGTCTTTAATGTTAGTCAATGCGATGGGCTGAATATACCTGTTACAGATGAACCACAGATTACTTTCAACCCTATTGAAGAGGCTGAAAAGATTGTGGCAAATATGCAGAAAAAGCCTGTTATAACTCACAGCGAACAATCTGCATATTATCGTCGTGATTCTGACATTGTTAATATGCCACAGAAGGAAACCTTCAAAGGGGAGGCTGAATATTATTCTACCCTATTCCATGAATTGACCCATGCCACAGGGCACGAATCAAGGCTTGGAAGGTTTCAGAATGTGGTCAGCAAGTTTGGGGATACCAACTATGCAAAAGAGGAGCTAGTTGCAGAGATGGGCGCAAGTTATCTCTGTGGAGTTGCTGGAATTGTGGATCGTACAATCGACAATTCTGCGGCTTATATTGCCTCTTGGCTGAAGAGGCTGAAGGATGACAAAAAGCTAGTCGTTAGTGCGGCTGGAAAAGCCCATGCCGCTTGCGATTATATATTGGGAGTTAGTGCCTAGATAAATTGCCCTCTCTGAAAGGGGAGGGCAATAATCTGTGCATAACGTACAGAAACAAACAGCAAACAAAGGAGTAAAAATGAGTGCAAAAATGAAGTTTAAGGATCTATTGATTGGTGACACATTCGATTTTATGGATGAAGAAAATCCAACACACAATAATTTCTTTGCAAGGTGCGAAAAGATTAGCAAACGCAAATATGCTTGGGGTCGCATGGAGTTTGGAGGAAGACCTGAATCGCAAGTTGGTAACATCAATGTGATGTGTTTCCATGTAAAAGGGAGGAATCACTAACATGGACACAATCGACTATATTAGCCAAGCATTGCCTTATATGGCAATTGTTTGGGCAACATTAGTAGTTATAGCTATCTGTTTTTGGATAGCTGGCAAGTAGTCTCAACACCCTGATCCCCTGTGGGGGGTCAGTAGTTGGTACTAATACAGAACCAAGCCTGTCAGGGGCATCCTGACTATCAAAATAAGGAGTTAGTTATGAGCAGAAATGGAACGCAATATTATATTAGCACGAAAGAACTTATCAATCCTTGGAAAGATAAGAGGTGTAAGTATAACATTGGTAAGTTTAATAAGTTTGAAGTAGGAATGAAGGTAGTTAAATACACTTATTCCTATGATACTTCAGATAAGGAGTGGCACGAGTATTATATCATGGGAACCTGTGATTCTATTCCTCAATCTATCTACAATAAAAATTCAGATTTAGTTGAGGGATTTAATCTAGAGTCTGCATTGGGTTTAGTGCCATATCAGTTGAGTGATTGGGAGCAGTTTGGAAAGGATTGCTCTTCTTCAACTGGAACGCATTCAGAAATCTTGCAGATACTTCTTAAAGAAGGCAAGGTTAGTTTGCAGGATATTACTGAAGCATATAACAAGATAGAAGATTAGTTAGGCAAACTCCTCCTTGGAAACAGGGGGGAGTAGCCTAGATAATTCAGTCTAGGGTAAACAGAAAGGAAACAGCATGAGAATAGAAGGAAACGGAATAGGTTGGGAAATCGTAGAAAATGACATCGTTTGGGATTTAGTTGGCTTTCTAACTACTTCCAGATGGGAGTTATACCGATACGATAATACTGACAGGGTGTTGCATCTGGTGTTTTGTAAAAAGAATAAATATGATGCGATAGCAAAGGCAATAAAAGTTGTGAAAGCATATTGCCATGACTCCGCTAAATAAACCTGTCAGGAGAAAGACCAGAATCACCCTTGGCTATGGTTTCGGATGTGATACAGGAAAGCCCCTGTGCGTCACTCTGGAATCATCAGCAGAGGGTGATATGCTCAAAATTAGACCACTTGGTACTCGTCGGGAGGAAGTGGTCAGGATTGAGGACATATACCATTGGGCAATCCGTTCGAGATGCCAGAGGAAGGTGTTAGAAAAGGCTAGGGCAAAGAAGGAACAGAAACGCATAAAAGCCGAAGCAAAGGCTTTTAAGGCTAGATTTAGAACAAGACTGAAAGATTCTTAAAGAAAAGTCTCGACACCCTGCATCAGTAGCGATACTGGTGCAGTAGCCGAGGCAATCCCGCCGAGGACAACACAACAACGAAAGGAACACAATGAATAAAGAACAAGCACGTAAAGAATGGCAGTATGGAACGCAGACACCTTGCGAACCTTGCAACAACTACGCACCCGACATTATCACCAGACTAACCGCCGCCGCAAGCATAATGAGGGAACACGCACAATACTCCGACGACGAGTTTTCGCACAACGGCGAAGGATTAGCCGCCGAAACTTGCGACGATGCCGCAGAATTGATTAAGCACCTAGCCGCCGTACTATCACGAGCAGAATCCGCACTCACTTGGTTTATAGAGGACAGGGGAGAAGCAGACGTTGACGCATTAACTGAAGTGAAAGTAGCACTTGAAAGGGTAAACCAATGAGCAAAACACGCCAACTTACCCTTCACCTTGTCTGTTTAATCCGAAACCCTCGTGCATGGCGATTCTATGCCCAAGGGATAGGCCGAGCATTGACCCATAACTGAAACGCATGAAATCAGGAACGCTAGTCAAAATCACCGAAGCATGGGAACCCGATGGATTAATTTACATCGTCACCGAATGGAATGGCGACCGAGGCTTTATATCACCCCTTAACTGGGACGCACCTATAAAGCCGACCGAGCTTGTCCACAAATCCATGATCCAACCACTAACTGAAACCACCGCCGCAAACCGATAACAATATGGTATTCTTAAACGACCAACACCTAAAAGACTATATGAAAGCGACCGAACAACGCACCGAAACCCTAGAGGAGAGGCTAAACAACCTCATCGCCACAACCGATGCTATTTCCGAAAAACTGGAGGAGATCATTGCATTTTTAGAAACCACAAAAAAATGAAAATAGAATACACTTGCCAGAACGAGGAGTGCCAGCACGACTTCAAAGTTGAATACCACGGAAAAGACGCATGGACAGAAGCAGAAATCAGCCCCGGAGAATGTCCCAAATGCAACACCGAGGTTGACTTTGAAGAGGTAGAAAATGAAGCAACGCCAAACTCTGATTATTATGACGAACCAGAGCGATAAACTGCACCACAAGCCCTGCATACCCTACGTTTGGATCTTCCTGCAAAGACTCGCAGACAGGGGAATAATCGGAAACCCTAGTTTCAGAAAAAATATAAAAAAATAAACTTGCACTACCTTTTAACTGATGCAAGGATGCTCCTTCAACTTTAACCATTGAACCATGACAACCACCGAACCCATCACCGAACCAACCGAAATTACCGAAGCTGTAACTGAAACCGCCGCCGCCACCGCAACTCCCAAGGAAACTCCCAACTGCTTCCTTGGTCTTTACTTTCCAAAGAATCTAAAGGCGAAGGTTGCCGAGGCATCCAAAGCCGAGCGCAGATCCATGAGTCAGTATGCCGTGATGGTTTTCGAGAAACACTTTGCCACCGCATGAGCGCACGATTCATTGCCGCAATCATTCTTTCCACCGCACTCGTCACCCTAGCCGTTATTTTCCGATGAAACCAAAGGGACTTTACGCAAACATCAACGCAAAGCAGGAGCGCATTGCTAAAGGATCAGGGGAGAAGATGCGAAAGGTAGGTAGCAAAGGCGCACCTACCGCCGCCGCTTTCCGTGACTCCAAGAAAACCGCAAAGAAGAAATAACTATGAGCGAAGCATGGACACGTAAAGAGGGAAAGAATCCAAAGGGAGGCTTAAATGCCAAAGGCCGAGCCTCCTACAATAAGGCACATGGAGGCAACCTAAAGCCCCCTGCTCCTAATCCCAAGACCAAGAAGGATGCAGGACGCAAGGCTTCCTTTTGCGCCAGAATGAAAGGAATGCGTTCAAAACTGACCAGTTCCAAAACCGCCAAAGATCCAAACTCTCGCATCAACAAGTCTCTCCGAGCTTGGAAATGCAAGTAACCAAAAACAACAACACAACACAATGACACTAGCAGAACTGAATAATCTCGCTCAAGAGATCGCCAATAAACTAGGACACATTTCGCAGGAGCTTCTCCTCGAAATCCATGCCCTTGTTCACGCAACCCCAACCGACAAGACCGATGCTTAAAGCAGTCATGGACGCAATCCGTAACAAGATGCAGACCACGCCAGCGAAGAACAAAACCCTGATTGATACACGCAAAATGTCCGCAGGGAAGAAGGCGAAGATTAAAGCCGAAACAACCAAGCCAGAAGTTAAGGGTCGCAAACCACGCTCCAAAAACAAAACCAAGTAACCCCAAAATAGGACTCCCTAGCCCCATGAATAAAGGCTAGGGAGTTTGGGATCAGCAACCACGCACGAACCACGAATGAATACAACCACGTTAGCACCCACAAGTCAACAACCGATGATACCAATGGGAGAGATTCAGCAAATGGCTTTAGCCGTTGCGAAATCGGGGCTTTTCGGAATTAAGACTCCCGAAGCCGCAATGAGTCTCATGCTTATTAGCATTGCAGAAGGTCGTCACCCAGCACTAGCCGCAAGGGATTACGACATCATCCAAGGCCGCCCTGCAAAGAAATCCGAGGCAATGCTCCGAGATTTCCTGCAATCAGGAGGGTCAGTAGAATGGCACAACTTAACTGATGACATTGCCGATGCTACCTTTTCGCACCCACAGGGGGGCAAGGTTCGCATCACTTGGGACATGGAACGAGCGAAGACAGCAGGACTTGCAGGAAGGGATATGTTCCGCAAGTTCCCTCGCCAGATGCTACGGAGCAGGGTAGTCAGCGAAGGCATCAGAACCACTTGCCCGATGGCGACAAGCGGAATGTATGTTCCCGAAGAAGTTGCCGAGTTTAATGCACCCAAGGATATCCGCATTGAAAAGCCTGTAATCAAGCAGGACGAGGAGCTAGAGACAATCGTTGCCGAAATTGTTGAGCCAGAAGCACCCAAGGAGCTTCCCAATAGCCCAATTACCATGCTTCAAAGCATGATTTGGACTGACGAGATCCCTGATGCCCATGTTATCCACTTCCTAGTGGCGAAGAAGGTTAAGGGCATTACAAAGGATAGCAAACTCGCTGACAAGGATGGCAATCCCCTAATACCCGATGCCATCATTAACCGACTCATTGAGAAATGGGACGATGTAAAAGCCTTCAAGCCAATCCTGTAATATGAGTAATTATAAAAAAGAAGCTAAACACTATAGAGACGTTGCTCAAAGTGTAGTAAATCAACATCAAGACCTACGCTTCGCATTGATTGAAATGGAAGCACAGAGAGATCGTGCCATAGAAATTGCTATTGATTGCTTCAATGGACGGGTTTCCACCGAAGAAATCCTTGCCCTAGCTGAATTAATCAAGCTATCAACACAAACTTCCAATGACTGACGAACGCAAAGGTAAACCTTCAGCAAGCGGCATGAGCCGACTTTCGGATTGTGCAGGATCTTGGAATCTAGAATCCACACTTTCAGAACAGGAACCAAATCCTTATATGCAACTAGGAACGGATGTTCATGCCGTCCTAGCTGGAACAAAGGAGTATGAGGAGCTAACTGAAGAGGGGCAAGAAATCGCAACTTTGTGCCTATCTGGTTTTACCCACCTCATTGCTCAACTTGACCTTGGACAACGCACACAAGAGATCCTAGAACAAAGATTCTGGTATAATGATGCATTCTCTGGACAGATCGACCGCATCGACATCTTTGGGGATATTGCCGTTGTCACCGATTACAAGACAGGGAGAACAGCGCAAGGGAAGGCAAGCGAAAACCAGCAACTAAAGGCTTATGCGGTGCTAGTGAAACATCACTACCCTGCACTCAAGACCATCTACGTTGCGATCATTCAACCGCTTGCAGGAGGCACAACCATTGCCGAATACAATGAGGAGGAACTAGATGCCGCAACAACGGAGATCCTTGGGATTGTAGCCGCATCTGATGACCCGAATGCTCCACGCAATCCTAGCCCGAATACTTGCAAATGGTGCAGGGCGAAGAACATTTGCCCTGATGCCTACAATCAGGCTCAAACCGCACAGAAACACCTTCAAGTTGCATCTAGCGTTGCCATTGCAACCCTATCTAATGAGGAACTTGCTTCCCTCGATGCCAAGGCTGAAATCGTTGAGGATTTCATTGCTGGAATCCGCAAAGAATTGAAAGCAAGGTTGCTTTCGGGATCGCAAATTGCTGGACTTTCGCTCACAAAAGGACGAACATCCAGAAGTGTCCCCGATGCAACCGCCGCTTGTTCTGCGCTTTCTAGTATTCTTAAACCAGATGACTTTCTGGCTTGCACAAGGGTTAGCATCACGGCACTCGAAAAGGCAGTTGCAAAGGCAAAGGGCATCAAGGCGAAAGATGCCAAATCCGTTCTTGACTCCGAACTTGGTTGGCTCATCGAAACAAAAGAAGGCGAACCATCCATCAGCCGTGACAAATAACGATGCAAATCCCGACGATGCAAAGGCAATGTGGATCATGTTCCAAGGAAGGGAATGGGTAGTAATGTGGAACGGAAAACACTATACCGCATTTGCAGGAGACAATCGCAGAGTAACACCTAAACAATTAGATAAACTTTTCTATTACCTAAAATCCGAGGGATTCATAGAAAACCAAGAACCCAACAACCAACCAGCACAACCATGATAACCGCAAAGATAGACGTTAAGAAAATTGACAAGACGGAGCTTTACGAAGGCGAGAAGGGAACCTACCTCGACATCGTTATGTATGCGAATACCGATGAAACAGGAGCAGAAGTTCCAGACCAGTATGGCAATGACGGAGTAATCAAGCAGGGGCTTTCAAAGGCTTCTAGGGAAGCAAAGAAGAAGCAACCCATCCTTGGTAACTACAGAGTTAAAACCGCTTCTAGCTTTGTCCCGAAACTGAAGACTGCATTTGTTTCTCCTGCACCAAAACCAGCACCAGCGGATGACTTTGATGACATTCCGTTTTAATTAACCCAAACCCAAACATCAGCAACCACACAACATGAAATTGAGAAAACCAACCACATCCGACAAAATCAACGAGATCGCCTCAAGGATTGATTTCCACTTTCGGGAATCAGAGCATATCCTAGAGATGGTCAGGAAGCATCATTCCGAACTACTGGAACTTGAGGAAAATATCAATGATCTCAAGGCAGTTATGCGAGTTTTGTTTGCGCTTATATTCATTGCAATTTGCTTTGCGGCTTATTTCTTTTGCAAATGAACCACTCAAAAGAGGCTGAAGATTATTTGAACGGAGAGCATATCCGTTATCTCAACCCTGATAATAGTATCCCATCGCTAGATGACAGGGTAAAGGAAGCATTCGATGCAGGAGCAAGATCAGTAAAGCGTTCTTTCTCCAACCTTGATTGCGTAGGCATGGATGACAAAGGAAAAATCAACTTCCCTAACTGGAATGAGTGACCAATTCGACTTTGATTTCTCTTATAATAACCAAGAGGAAAGCCCAACTCCAGAGTGGACGGGATATGCCAGAAATAGTGATCCTGTTACATCAAAGTTAGCCGTAACTAAAGATGACAAGATTAGATGGGGGAGCCAAAAGGCTGAACTTCTTTTGGCATATAAAAACAATGGTGAACTTACCGATGAGGAAGCTGGCAAAATAACTGGTCTATATCAGAAGATGGCTTGTTATCGGAAGCGTTGCGGTGAATTAAGATTTCTAGGATTAATTGAGGAAACAGGAGAAACAAGGCTTTCTGATTTTGGTAAAAGCAATCTGATTTCACGCATCACAGAGAAAGGAAAGTTGGCGGTAGATGAAATGGCAATTTCCATATGAGAACCTTCCGAGCCAAAGCAAACACGACCAGACGAGTTGCTGGGCAGATGAACAAAACGGAGCAAGCCTATGCCGCCCTCCTAGAACAACGCAAACAAGCAGGAGAGATTCATCACTACCAGTTTGAAGCTATGGCATTGAAACTTGCCAAGCTGACAACCTACACCCCTGACTTTTTTGTAATCAATGCCGATGGCACAATTGAATACCATGAAGTAAAGGGTTTCTGGCAAGGAACCGGCAGGGTAAAGATCAAGGTAGCCGCTGAAAACCATCCTTGGTTTAGGTTCGTTGCCGTCCAATACAAAAAGAAACAATGGTCATACGAGGAGTTTTAAAATGAACACAATACAAGAAGCAGATATTTGCCCCTGTTGCAATCGTCCATACGACATACAGGATACTCCCATAAGCCCCAAGAAAGCCTCCAGTAAAGACTTTGAGGTATTCTGGTCAGCCTACCCGAAGAAGACAGCAAAGCCTTACTGCAAGGGAATATGGATGAGGAAGAAACTATCCATTGATTCCGTTCTCCCTGCATTAAAGAAGGCTATTGCTTCCCAAGACTGGCAGAAGGATGGAGGCAAGTTCATTCCCAACCCTAGCACTTGGTTGAATCAGGGTAGGTATGAGGATGAAGGCATGGATTACGATGCTTTAAAAGCCAAGAAACCAACCATCACTTCACGCCTTGGAGTCAATGAGCAGGAGGCATTTGATTGGCGTTGCTGGGTATATCCCGACTCCATGCTAATCCACCCAACTTGGAATACATTTCCTTTCAACACTTGGCCCAAATCCCTTCAGCAAGAATACCTAAATAGCATAAAGTAACCACGCACATGAGCATAGCAATAGACATTAACAAATTCCCCGAATATCCAGAGATTCAAAATCTCTTGAATCAAATCATGCAGGAAAACCAAAGTCTCAACAAAAGAATCTCTTACCTTGAGGGAATCTTGAGCGAAATCCAGATACTTAACACTTTAGGCAAAACCCTAAAGATCAACGAAGCAATCAACGCCGCAATTGAAAAATGAAAGCGATACTGGAATTTCAATTACCAATAGATGAACAGGATCATTACGATGCCATCAATGGATCGGAATTTAAAAACTGCATTCAGAACCTAGACCAACAACTACGCAATTGGATAAAGCATGGAAACACATTCCAAACAGCAGATGAAGCACTTCAAGCAACCCGTGATCACCTTTATCAATTAATACACGATCACGACTTTATTTTAAAATGATCGAAAACATCCAACAACTTGTAGAAGCATTTCTTGTGGAGCAATCCAAACCAGAGATGACGATGCAGGAGAAACTTAATCGTTCCAATGACCAGCGAGATCGTGCAGTAGCAATTGCCGATGGCATCATGCAATGGGACAAACCATCTGATGCTCGTAAATCCTGCAAAGATTTGAGTGATCTAAAAAAAGAAATCCAAGACAATGACCGACATATCGAAATGTAATAATACCGATTGCCCCTCGCATACACAATGCTGGAGGTATTTAGCCCCAAGCAATGAACAATGGCAAGCGTATGCCGCATTTGATCCAGATGGCGAAGATAAATGCGATTACTTTATTGAGGCATCCGAATGGCAAAAATGGCAAAAGAAATGAAATCCTGTATTGATCATATTCTAAATGAGATAGGGCTTGAGACTCCCGACATTGAACCAGTTGATAAACGAACTGCTTTAGAATTAGGCATGATTCGAGGAAATGAGAAGCCCATTAAAGGAATATGTGGAAAATCATGTTTCTCAAGTGAATCAAGATGCGATGCGGCTATTAAAAAAAGACTCAAGCAGGGATTCGGAGGCACTAGCTTTTTGCGAGCATATTTCTGCGATGATTGTTCAGCTTGGCACATGAGCAGTAGCAACAACAAAAAAAATAAATAAACAAATGACCGACCCAAAATACCAACATGGCTCGTCCGAAGCGGGATGGATGGAGCAGAACGCAAACACCAACAACGAGGTCGGCAATCAAATGAAGACTAACATTAAGGAAGTTAATGAACACATTAACAATTTGAACAACGAGGTCGAGAGGTTCCGTGAGCTTCTGCACCGAGCGATTGAAACGGCTGAAACGCTCTCAAGTGGAGGCAGTCGTGCTTGCCGTGAACTTCATCATGCAAAGAAAGATCGTCATGAATTGGGAGAGGTTTGCCCTGTTGAGGGAAAAATAGAAAATGCAATTCGCAACTTGGTAATGCTGAAACTAGAAGCCCGACTCGCCACCGCGCCAGAGGAGCCTAAAAACTACATTTCTAAACCTCAACAGATTAATCCCGTTTTCCTATACGAAGAACTCGCGCCAGAGGAACCAACTACCGAGGAATCCTCGGTGGTTCAACCAGATCCCGACCATATTGGTGAAGCCAACGAAATGGTTCCCAAATGGCGAGAGCTTGGCCCTGACGAGGAACAAGTGCAGGGAGAGTTTTCATCCCAAAACCCTTCCATGTATGAAAAATGCAAGGTCTGCGGAGAAGAATACAAGCTTCACAGTGGTGGAAAATGGGATGCCTTTTGCCGACGCACCCGCCGCCCGTTGCCAAAGCGGGAAAGGATTCCACCACGACTGGATGCTGAAATTGAAGTCGTTGACGATCCATCAACCTATTCACACGTGGAAGCACGACACGCCACGGCAGATGCCATCCGCTACCTCCGTTCCGAGATCGAAACACTCAAAAAAAACCAAAAATGAACACCGACACCACACCAACGCCACGGACAGATGTCTCTATTTGGAGGTTGACTCAATTCTCATCTGCCCTGCTTGAGCATGATGGGGAGACTTGCAATGAGATTCATTGTGCTTCGCATGATGAGGCTGAATGCCTTGTTGATCTACTGAACAAAAAAGAACGCGAACTAGCCGCATCACAGGCCGAGTGTGCCAAATGGCGCAAAGTAGCAGAATCACTAGCTCATAAAAACAACGTGAAACTAGACCAACGCAAATTCGCCAAACAAGATTGGTGGGACAAGAAACTAGCAAACGATAAATAACTCAATAAATTGAGTAAAATTACTTATGAACCAATTACAATCCATACTATTTGCGGCAAGTCTCCATACTGCTCCAGTTCAGCCAATACCAATGCAAACGTATTATGTTGCCAACCTATCCGCAACAGATGGTCAAGACGCTGGTAGCTATTACACAGTCTATCCGCAACAGGAACAACCCATTACGCAATACGTTATAATCGAAAATAATGATAACGACGAATAAGCAACCAAAGACAAAATCCGCATTGCTCAAGCACCGATATGGCACAACCCATAAAAACCCTAAAGGGCAAGCATATGATCCAAGCCAATGCGGTTGGATTGTCTATGAACAAAGAACACCTAATCTAAATTGGCAATGCTCTCGAAAGAATGGTTACGGAAAAGATGGTCTATGGTGCTGTAATCATGGGCCACAGACTATATGAAAACAGCTTTAGTTAGCCTTCATGCCAATCGCCCGGCATACTCCAAACAAGTTTTGGATGCTATGGATCATCAATCGCATGATCTATTTCACATTGCTAGTTTAGAATATTCCTGTCCCGAAAAGGCAGAAATCAATGCAATACTAGAAAGCAAGAAATGGTCTTATAGCGGGATGAAGATCATCTACAACAAACAGATTGCTCATACTAATAACAATCTGCTCAATGCTTTGCGATATTTAATATCACATGAATACGGGTTTGATTCATACATTTATATGGAGGATGACACCCTGTTCAGCAAAGGTGCTGTTAGCTATCTGTTGCGACATCTCCAGAGATACATAGACGAACCAAGTTTCTCCCATGTCGCTATAGGATCAAA